GCAGAAGTACCAAGTCTATAAAATAAATAATTAAAGGAGGCACTTTGAAATGGAATTTACTAATCAATATTTGAATTATGAAGAATATATAGAATTAGGAGGTACATTGGAAGAAGTGCCTTTTAATGAATTAGAATTTGAATGTAGTAGAATAATAGATAGTAATACACAAAATAGACTAAAAAATGTAAATGAAATTCCAAAAGAAGTAAAAATGCTTGAATTTAAAATGATAGATGATTTACAAAACTATTATATTTCTTTAAAAGAAGCACAAAACGGGTTACAAAGTGAAAATACAGACGGATACTCAGTAACATATATTCCAAGCTCACAAATAGAACAATTAGTAAAAGGGAAAAAAGATGTTTTAGAAGATTTAATATCGAATTATCTTTTTGGAGTAATTGTTAATAACGAACATCTTATATATTGTGGGGTGTAAATTATGATAACAAATAAACAAATAACATATTATCATAAAACATTAAATGAAAATACAAAATTAGAACAATGGACTAGGTATTTATTTACAGATGTGTGGGTATTTGGTGGAAAAGGCTCATCAGTAAATAAAGGATATGAAAATGCCAATGATGTTGATGTAAGAATACCTATGAAATATGTAAAAGATAAAAGTATTTTCAAAGTTGGAGATATAGTTGTAATAGGTAATTATCCGAATATATCTAAACAAAGTGAATTAGCAAATACTGAATTTTATAACATAAAAAGTATTAATATAAATGATTTTGGATACAATCCACATATACACTTGGGAGGCAAGTAATATGAAGATGAAACCTATAAGCACAATAAAAGCCAATCTAGGTATTGACGTCGGTGGAAAAGTACAAAGATTTTTTACAGATACTTGTTATAGATATATGGATAAATATGTGCCAAAAGATACAGGAGCATTAAGAACTATTGTTAATAAAGGAGCAGATTATATTACTTATGAAAGTTTGTATGCACACGCTCAATATATTGGCTTTACAAAAGGAGTTGTAAGAAATTATACAACACCGGGAACAGGCTCATATTGGGACAAAAGAATGTGGAGTGCAGAAAAAGAGAAAGTAATAGAAGAAGTACAGAGGTATGTAAATGGAAATAGATAATTTAAGAATAACAAAATTAAGGGAATATTTATTTAATATAATTCAAGTTTTAAACGAACAATATGAACAAATTAATGTAAATTTCTTGAGTAATGATATTAATAATTATTCATTAGATAAAATGCCTATTGATACTAAAGATAGCAAATGGATAATTGGAGATATTTTACATAGAGAGGTATATTCATTTAGAAGTAGAATGAATTATAGTATTGATGTAGTTTCTAATATAGAAAATATAGGTTTTTATGAAACATTTGAAAAAGTAATTAAAATAAACAATGAAAACAATATATTACCAGAGATAAAAGGAATAGAAAGTATAAAATGCTTAAATTGTGGTACTATGAATAATGCTACTACAAATACAGCAGAATTTGATATACAAATTGAAATAAAATATAGAGATGTTGATAATGAAATTTATCCGTCTTTATAATATAAAAAAGGAGGAGAAAAAATGTCATTAGCAGTAATACCAGATAATATAGAAAAAATAAAAAGAAGTGAATTTATTTCATTTATTGATACAACACCAGCAAGCACTGCAACTTGGACTACATTAGGTATAGGAATTGACGAGTATGCAGTTTCATATAATCCACAAGTAGATACAGAAAAATGGATTATAGAAGATAATGCAAGAAACGATCATACATCAAATCAAAAACAAGGAAGTGTAACTCAAAAATGTTATAAAAATGACCCTGAATTTGAATTTGTTGCAGCTGGTAGAGATGAATTAAATTATAGAACACATATATTAGATGTAGATACTTGGAAAGGAACAAATGGAAGTTATCCTGCAAAAATGAGTGATGTTATAATAACAGTTACAAGTTATTCAGGAGAGCAAATAGAATATAACATTTATTATGACGGAGATGCAGTTGATGGAACAGTATCAATTACAGCAGGAATTCCAACATTTACACCTAACGCAAGTTTATAATAAAATTTAACAAAGGCGAAGGCAGAATATATTTGCCTAGCCTTTTTTTCAAAATAAGGAGGAATTTAAGTTATGGAAGCAGAGGTTAGTACCAAAAGCGATAATGTAATTCAATTAAAAAAAGATGATAGCTTATTAAGATTAAAAATAAGAGATGAAAATGGAGAGGAAACAGGAGAAAGTTTAGAATTTTTCCTTGAGGACATAGAGCTTCCTTTGAGATACCAACAAATAGTAGAAGAAGATAAAAAGAACAGAGCTAATTTAAGAAACCAATTTATAATAATTGACAAGAAAGAAGACCATAAAGGGAAAAAGTTATTAAGTTCTAACGAAGAAGCTAAAATAAAAGCAATGCAGGATTTCTATAAAAAAGAAGTAGAAATATACAATATGTTTTTAGGCGAAGGTGGAGTTGAAAAACTATTAAATGGTAGACGATTAAGTTGGAGTACGTTAGATGAAATAGATGAAATTATAGAAAAATCAATATTGCCACAATTACAAGTGAGTGCTGAAAAGATAAAAGAAAAAATAATGACAAAATATGGTACAAAGAGGGAAGATATAATTGAGTAAGCCAAAATATGTTAAAGTAGATAATGAATTATATGAAATTAATACGGATTTTAGAGTAGCACTTGATTGTGAACAAATTGCAAGAGATGTAAATATAAGTGATTATGAAAGAGGATTAGCAATTATATATAAATTATTTGGCGAAAAAGGATTATCGTGTCAGAACACAAATAAATTGCTTGAGAACGGTTTAAAATATTTGAAAGTAAACAATATGTCTGATGAAGAAAAAACGCTTACAGACAAACCTAGCAACAAAAATACACTAGATTATAAAAAATGCGAAGGATTAATACGAAGTTCTTTTAAATTTGATTATAATTACGACCCTTATGAATTAGAATATTTACATTGGTACGATTTTTATAATGATTTAGAAAATTTAAGTACAAGTGAATTTGGAACTTGTTGTGTATTAAGTAGAATACAAAGTATATTAAATACAGATGTTAGTAAAATAAAAGATACACAAGAAAGAACAAAAGTAGGAAAAGCAATACAGTTAATAAGGGAAAAGTATTGTATAAATAATGGATTAGAAAAAAGAATGACAAAAGAAGAAGAAAAAAGTGCGTTAGAATTTTACAAAGCTTTAAATGTAAATATTTAAGGAAGGAGGTTGTAAATTGGACGGATATATAACAATAGGAACACAATTAGATACAAAAGAATTTGACCAACAAATAGCACAATTAGAAAGAGAAATAGAGCAAATAGAAAAAGATTTAGAAAATGCGTTTAAAGGTGGTTTAGCTATTGATAGTAAGCCAATAAGAAGAATGCAAGTAGATTTAGAAAAAGCTAGAAACAAATTAGTTGGATTATATCAGCAAAAAATGAAATTACAAAATAGTGGCGGATTTGATAAAATAGAAAGTTCTTTATCAAGTATGACAAAAAAAGCGGGTAGATTTGTAGTGGCAATATTTGGTATTAGAAGTGCTTATCTAGGATTAATGAGAGCGTCAAATAGTTTAGCAAGTTATGACCAACAGTATGCAGCTAATTTAGAATATATTAGATATGTATTAACACAAACAATAGCACCGGTATTAAAATGGATAGTCAGTGCAGTTGGAACTGTTTTACAATATATATATGCTATTTTAGAAGCGTGGTTTGGTATAGCTTCAAAACTTAATTTAAGTGCTGAAAGCTTTAATAAAATGAAAGTAGGAGCAAGTGGAGTAAGTAAGGCAGTAAAAGAAATTAAAAAAGATTTGCTTGGCTTTGATGAAATAAACAGATTAACAGACCAATCTAGTACAGGAACTTCTGCAGGAGCAGGAGGAGTTGGAATACCAGATTTTGATATAGGAGGACTTGGTAATATTCCAGAATGGTTACAATGGATAATTGATAATAAACAAATTGTATTAGATATCTTGGCAACGATTGCAGCTATAATTGCTTCAATTAAAATTGCACAATTTTTAACAAGTTTTAAAACTATATTTAATTTATTTAGCAATATGGCAAATTTAAAAACATTTGGATTAATTGCAGGATTAGCAATAACTATCGCAGGAATTGTACAAACAATTCAAGCGTTAATAAAGTTTATAAATAATCCGTCGTGGAGTAATTTTATAGACGTATTAAATGGAATACAAACAGCTTTAATTGGTGTTAGTATTGCATTATTAGCATTAAATGCGTCAAATCCTGTTGGGTGGATAATTTTAGCGGTTGCAGTATTAATAGAATATATAAAACAGCTTACAGAAGATAAGGCACAAATTTTAAGCGTTGCAGACGCTCAAAAACAATTAACAGAGGCAATAAATGAAACCCGTAGAGCAGAAAATGAATATGTAAATGCTATTGAGAATACTGAAAAAGCAGAAAAAGAATTAACAAGAGTAGAAAGATTACATCAAATGAGTGGAGAAGAATTATATAAGTCTTTTAAAAATGGAACTTTAACTTATCAAAATATGAATGAAGCACAAAGAGAGGTATTGAAAGCATATATGAATAGCATTAATGCACAATCAGAGCTAGAAAAAGCAACAGAAAAATTAACTGAAGCTAATCATAATCAAGAATTACAAAATCTAAAAACGGCTTTATCTGTTGCAAAAGAAACAGGAAATTATGAAGAATTTAAAGAAAAAGTAATAGAAGCATATGATACAAATAAAATAAAAGTAGAAGAAGCAAGAGATTTGATTGAAAGGTCAGTAGCTGAAATGTCAGCAAGTGCAACTATTGCATTTGTACAAGACATTCCTAAGGCAATAAAAGAAGGTTTTGACCCTACAAGATATAAAAATCTTTTTCAAAAATTTACTGCTGCTATGGAAAGTTTATTTTTATCAATAAAAAATGGATTAAAAAATGCTTTTAATATTAATTTTAGTGTTGGCAGTAGTTCAAGTAGTTTTAGTGGAAGAGCTAAAGGTGGTATATTTTATCCAAGTATGTTGCCAAAATTAGCAGTAGGTGGAATAATAAATCAACCTGGAACAGGTACATTTTACAATGGAGCAATAATTGGAGAAAGAGGAGCAGAAGCGGTTGTTCCTTTAACAGATACGCAACAAATGGAATTATTAGGAGAAACAATAGGAAGATATATAACTATAAATGCAAATATAGTAAATACAATGAATGGTAGAGTTATATCAAGAGAATTAAAGCAAGTACAAAATGAGCAAGAATTTGCTTATAATACATAGAAGGAGGACTAGATAGATGTATGTAAATAAAGATAGTGTTATAATAAATAGTTTGTCTATGGGTCAATATTTATTAGAAGCAGAAACTCAATATCCAAAATTATGGCGGAAATGATACTCGGAAGAAATTTAGCAGGAACTTTTACAGGAACTTTTAAAGGCGTTTTTCCAAAATTAATATTAACATTTAGAAAATTAAATCAAGCTGAAATGCACTTACTTGCACCATATTTAGATAGTCCTTTTCAAACAACTTCTTATTATGATGATAATAAAGGAGAACAAATAACAATAAATACATATTCTGGAGATTGGAGTAATAGGTCAAAAAGAATGGGTGTTGCAGAAGGTGTAAAATGTAGCTTTATTGCAACCGCAAAAAGGAGTTGATATATAATTGAAAACACATACAAACGATTTTAAAAATCAAATAAAAACACTTGGTAGAGAAATAAAGGCAACTATTACTTATGGAAATACAGTATTGGAAGAGGAATTGTTTTCAATAACTCCACATTTTGAAGCAAATCTTTTAAAATCAGTTATGAAACAATTAGATATAGAAAGTTCTGTAAGTATTCCAGTAGATACAATAATTAATTGTCAAATAGGTATAAAAGTAAATAATAGTTATGAAATGCTAGATTATGGAAATTATATTGTATATAGCGTAGAAAGACAAGAAGATTTAAACAACTATAAAATAATAGCTTATGATAAAATGTTGTATGCAATGAAAGATTATGAAGAATTACAAATTAATTATCCTATAACAATAGCTAATTACTTAAATGCAATAGCAAATGTTTTAAATTTACAAGTACAAAGCAATTCATTTTATAATGCTAATTTAACAATTGCAACTGATTTATATAAAGATTTAGGATATACATATAGGGATATATTAGATGAGATTGCGGAAGCAACAGGAAGCATTATTTGTATTAATAGTAATGATAAAATAGAAGTAAGATATCCAACAAGTACAGGCGATACAATAAATGAAGAATTTTTAAAAGATATTAATATAAACTTTAGTGAAAAATATCGGACCAATAAATTCTATTGTATTAAGTAGGACTGCAGAAAGTGATAATGTCTATATACAAGATACAGAAAGTGTCACAGAAAACGGATTATGTGAATTAAAAATAATAGATAATCAAATTATGAACGGCAATGACAGAAGCGATTATTTACAAGGACTATTAGATGCTTTAGATGGCTTGTATTATTATATTAATGATATAAATAGTATAGGAATAATGTATTATGATATAGCAGATTTATATAATATACAAATTGGAGAAACTGCTTATCAATGTATTATGTTAAATGATGAAATAAATGTAACAACAGGAATACAAGAATTAATACATACAGAAATGCCAGAACAAAGTGAAACGGATTATACAAAAGCAGATAAAACAGATAGAAGATTAAATCAAACATATTTAATAGTAGACAAACAAAATCAAATAATAGAAGGCGTTGTTTCTAATGTAGAAGAACAAAATGAACAAATAGCAGAAATAAGATTGCAATATAATGAACTATTATCAAAAATAAGTGATATTGCAGATATAACTACCTCTGGAGAAAGTTCTTATGCTTCTGTAAATTTAGTAGATGTAAATACAAGTCAGCCAATTTCAATTAAAATAAAGCCAATTACAACAAGTATAAGTTATACGTATCCTATGAATACATTATATCCAAGTGATACTTTGTATATGAAAAATAGAATATTAAGATTTAGAAATACAACAACAAGTGAAATATTTTATTGGGAAATACCAACAAATTTGTGGTATTATAATAGTACAACGTATGATGAATTAGAATTAAGCTACGGAAATGGAACAAACTCAAATGTAATTGTAACAAGAAGATGTACAATAGATAGTGCAGGGACAATAAGTCCAGCTGGTACAGAAACAACAGAAACTTATTCTTATCCTACAACTCTAGTTTTAACAGATGGAGATTATATAATAGATATTCCAAGTTATTCGACCGCATATTTATATGTTCAGTTAATGGCAAAAAACATATATACTACACAATTTTATACAAAAGCAGAAACAAATTCTTTAATAGACCAGACAGCAAGTAGCATAGATTTGAGTGTAAATCAAAAATTAAGTAATTATAGTACAACAACAGAAATGAATAGTGCAATTAATTTAACAGCAAATCAAATAAATTCTGTTGTAAGTACAAAGGTGGGAAATGATGAAGTTATTTCAAAAATTAATCAATCTAGTGAAGCGGTAACAATAAATGCCAACAAGATATCATTAGCCGGAAAGCAAATAAATTTAACAGGTGACAATACAACTATAACAAGTAATAATTTTAGCGTTGATAAATATGGAAATATAACAGCAACAAATGCAAATATATCCGGAACAATAACAAGTAGTAATGCAACAATTACAGGTGGAAAAATAAGTGTGTCGGGTAATGGCTCATCAACAGATTTAATTAATATAAAAAATTCACAAAATAATTCAGAGTTTACATATTTTCAGCCAGTCGGGGCTGGATTTATTGGCGCTAATGGAAGCGTATATATTACAGCACAAGGAACAGATTTTGCTGTTTCAGAGGTCGATGTTACCGATTCTAATGGAAATACTAGCATACAAGGAGCAAGAGTTAAAACTCCACAAGTAATTCAAACATCATTAGAAAGTGAAAAGAAAAACTTTGAAAAATTAGATAATGGTTTAAATATAATAAAAGTAACAGACATTTATAAATATAATTTAAAATCACAAAAAGATGGAAGCAAAAAACACATAGGTTTTGTTATAGGAGATAAATATAAATATTCAGAAGAAATAACATCAGAAAATAATGATGGAGTGGATACTTATTCTATGATAGCTGTTGCATATAAAGCAATACAAGAACAACAAGAAGAAATAGAACAATTAAGAGAAAAAATAAATAAATTAGAAGGAGGAAAGTAAAATGAGTTATACAAAAACAGTGTGGGAAAATTTGCCAAGCACAAACACACCAGTAAATGCAACTAATCTAAACAAAATAGAAAATCAATTAGAGACAAATACAAGTGATTTAAGTATTTTAAAAGGAAAAATAGTTGATAGTGGCTTTAAATCAACAGTTTCACAATTTACATATAATTTAGAAGGGCTTAGAATATATTTATTGACAATTGCCACCGTTGGAAATGGAAATGTTTATGATCCTTATACTTATATTATAGTAACAGGAGCATCTTCAAGTAATGCTGGAGCTGCGCTTGAGTTAGGAAATGGTTCGGGTTATAATAAACCCACAATAAGTTTGAGTGGTTTAACCTTAAGTATTACAACAACGACTCCATACAACATATTATCATTAGTAGAAATTGGATAATTAATTCTTAAAAGAAAGGATAAAGCTATGGAAGGAATAATAGCTTCTTTAATAACAGGTGGATTAGCATTATTAGGTGTTATAATTACAAACATGATGAGTAATAAAAAGATAGAACACCAATTAGACAAACAACAAGCCATAACAGATACAAAGTTAGAAGAATTGACAAGAGAAGTAAGAGTACATAATAATTTTGCTCAAAGAATACCTGTGATAGAAGAACAAATAAAAGTTGTAAATCATAGAGTAGAAGATTTAGAAAAGAAAGTGGGGTGAGATTATGGAGATAACAGTAGCATTAATTATAACGGCATTAACATTAGTAGCAGGAGAAATAACAAAAATGACAAATATACCAAATAAATATATACCATTACAAAATATTATAATTGCAATTATAGCAAGTGTAATATGTATTGTATTTAAAGTACAAAACATGACTGTATTAGAAACAATTGTAACCTGTATATTTGGAACAATGTCAGCTGGAGGGTTAGCAGACTTAAATAAAATAACAAAAAAGGAGGAACTAGATGAACGTTAATACATATAGTATAAAAAAAGATAAAAATTATCACGTTACAAAAAATATCACAGTATGGGAATTAAGAAGTAGAGACGGAGCAGATATTGTAAAGCAAGATTATGTCGTAGTATGTATAGCTCAATATTCAAGAGAAGTTTATGATAGAGCTTTTATTATAAATTCTGCATATAGAACAATATCATGGAATAAAAAAGTAGGAGGAACGGCTAATAGTAAGCATTTAATATCATGTGCAATAGACGGGTGGATAAGAGGAGTAGCACAACAAGATTTAGCAAATTTATTCTATTCTATAGGGTTAAATAGAGTGGGCGTATATGAAGATTTTGTGCATTTTGACACAGCAAGAAGTCCAGAGTGGTTATCTCAAGGAAACTTTAAAAAAGTAAATGTACCATATTTGAATAGATTAATAAGTGCCAAAGTAAATAGAAATGATTATCAAGTTGCAATAATACAGTATAAATTAAATTTATTAGGATATAATTGCGGAATAGAGGATGGAATTGCAGGCGTTAAATTTACAAATGCAGTAAAAAAATTCCAGCAAGATAAAGGGTTAGGTATAGATGGAATAGTTGGCAAAAATACATGGAATAGATTGTTTAATTAGGAGGAAAAAATGAAATTTGTTTTAAATAAAGATAAGTTATTAATTCAAGAAACACAATATTTAAATTCTGGTTCAATAAATTATTATGAGGCAGAAGTAGAATATGATGAAGCTTGGAATAATTTAAGTAAAGAAGCAATTTTAATAAAAACAGGAGAAAATACAGGAAAATCAATAGCAGTTGTAAATAATAAAATATTTATAGACCAAGATGTAAAAGGAAGTTATTCAATAGGATTTATTGGATATACAATAGAAAATAATGTAAAAGTATATCAAATATCAACAAAATTAAAGACAATATTTTTTGCCAAAGGTGCAGGAGAAATTGAGGTAAGTAATTCTAGCGAAGTTCCAACACCTAGCGAATGGGAGATATATTTAGCACAAGTACAAGAATTTATAGACAATGGAAATGAAATAATAAATCAGGCAAATAATTTAGATGTTGATTTAGAAGGAAATATATTAACAATTACTAAAAAAGACGGAACAGAGGAAAGCGTAAATACAAAAGGAGAAAAAGGTGATGACGGACAAGATGGACAAGACGGATATACACCAATTAAAGGTACGGATTATTGGACGGTTCAAGATAAATCGGAAATGGAAAATGATGTAATAACAGATATTACACCAATATTAAACAATAAAGCTGATAAAAGTGAAATTCCAGATGTTAGTAATTTCATAACAAAAGATGTAAATAATTTGACTTATTATGAATTAAAAACAAATACAGGTAGTTCTGTTGAATTAAGTATAAATAGTTCTACTTATGTTGTTACATTAAGCTTAAAAAATAGTGCTGGAACAATATTAAATACACAAACAATAGATTTGCCGCTAGAAAGTGTTGTTGTAAATGGAAGTTATGATAGCACAAATAAAAAAATAATTTTAACATTACAAAGTGGTAGTACAATAGAAATACCAGTTGGCGATTTAATAAGTGGTTTACAAACAGAAATAACATCTTCAAATAAATTATCAAGCGACTTAGTAGATGATACAAATAATACTAATAAATTTGTTACAGCAACAGATAAAACAAATTGGGATAATAAAGGAACTTATAGTAAACCAAGTGGAGGAATACCAAAAACAGATTTAGATAGTTCAGTTCAAACAAGTCTTGGAAAAGCAGATACAGCATTACAATCACATCAAGATATATCAGGAAAAGAAGATAAAAGTAATAAAGTTACAAGTTTATCTTCTAATAGTACAGATACACAATATCCTAGTGCAAAATGTGTATATGACATAGTAGGAAATATAGAAACATTATTAAGTGAAATATAGGAGGTGGAATAATTGAGTATATCTAGTGAAATAACAAGATTACAAGGAGCAAAAAGTACATTAAAAACAAAGCTAAACGCTAAAAACGATGCACAGCATCAAATAGACGATGAAACTATAGATGAATATGGAGACTTTGTTGATAGTATTTCTATAGGAATTGATACATCTGATGCAAATGCTACAGCAGATGATATAATAAATCCTAAGACAGCATACGTAAAAGGACAAAAAATAACTGGTAGTATGATACCGGTTTATGAGAATATATCTAGTTATACAGTGACGCAAATATTATTTAGTGGTAGTGTATTTGATTTTTTATCAGAGAAAGAAGCTATTTTATATACCACAAATGTAGGTTCAACAAGTTGTATACTGAAATATAATGATACAACACTGACTTTAACTGCAACGTATGGAATAAGAGCGGCTAAATTTTTTACAACACCAGTAGATAGCTCTACTAATACATATAGAATAATATTATCAACTGTACCACGGTACTTCAGCTGGGTGGTGCTTGATTGATGTAAATTTGGATACGATGACTATAGTTAAAACATTAGAGGGAAGTGCTAATGGAGGCTTGAATGATGCAGAAGCTTGGTTTTTATTTTACCCAAGACCTCGGAACAATAACTGATTTTTGTGGAGTACCTAATAGAGATAGATGGTATCATAGAAATTACTACGCACCTTTATATGTTGTATTAAATAATGATGATAGTTTTAATTCTAACTTATCTGAAAGTGTAATTTATTATGTTCAACGGAGGCGACGCTGATGAAAAGAGAACTATAGGTCAGTTTTCTAGTGACGGAAGATACTTTGTATCATATAGTTATTATTCAAACACTTGCTTAGTATTTGATTGGAATACTAAATCTACAGTATATTCATCTACCGGTATGATATCTGTTACTATGATTGATAGTAACTATTACATAGCCAAATTTTCAGGTTCAACAATAAGCGTCTTATCATTATCAGGAACAAGTCTATTTAATATTACATCAACTATAAGTAGTAATAGTAATTCATCTTTAGTTTTTAATAATAAATTAATTTTTGTGTCAAATGGTACTACTATGGAAGTATATAGTATTAATTTAACAACTAATTCTGCTGAAAAAATCGGTACTGGTGTACTACAGACAAGTTTTACTTCAAATACTATTGGTATTATAAATAGACTAGATTTTTCAGATAGTGTTTGGTCTTATTATTATATGAGTGGAATTTCTGATTATGGAGCTAATAATAAATTGCTCACTGAATTAACTGTAGGTATTTCTACTTTATATAATCCAATAGCTGTGTCTGCAGAAAGTGAAGATATTTTAAGTACTAAAACAGCCATTATATCTAGCGGTTCTACTATCGGAACAATGCCAAATAATGGAGCTTTGACTTATACGCCAAGTACTTCACAACAGTCAATTCCTTTAGGATATACTTCTGGAGGAACTATCGCAGCAATATCTTCAACAATAGAACCAAATCTAGTAACACAAAATATAATTTATGGAAAAAGTATATTTGGAGTAACAGGTTCAGCAATAAATAATGAAGCATCTATTACTACTGAACTAATTCCTTTGGATGGTGCAGTAGGATTGAGTATTAAATTAAAAGACACAACTGGTACAGAATTAATACCAGTAAATAATATTTATACTACTACAACCAGACCTACAACAATAGAAATTTATCAATTTGAAACAAAGGTAGATGAAACTACTTACGATATTACTACGGATGGTTTGTTAAGTGTATCAATAGGAAATTATGCAGTTTCCGCTTATGATGATTATGCAAATGAAAATATAAATTTAGTGAATGGTGGAATAAGCACTACAAGCAGCACTTCTGGAAGCTTAACATTTGAAGAAAAAGATGGAAGTAAAGTGTTATATACACCTAGTGACGGTTATGTACAATATACTTTTGATTCTATGTCGATGTATACAATAGAATTTGATTTCTTTAAAAGTGGTACGGCGGCATATTCGAGAGGAATTGGCGCAATTGGGGCTAATTATGAATTAGAAATAAAAGGTGCTTCGAATACAATTTATTGGGGAGAAAGCATTAATGCTGGATGGGTACAAGACGCGTGGAATAAAATAAAATTAGTAAAAGCAAGTGCGAATTCATCAAGTGTCCAGTTATATGTAAATAATGTATTAAAGGCAACTAGAAGTTATAGTAATGCATTGACAGGTATTTATTTAGGTAGAGGAAATTCAGGAAGTAATTATTTTACGGGTTGGTACAGAAATGTAAAGATATATACTATGACTTCTACGCCATCTAGTCCATTAGAAGTCACATTTACAGAAACATCTATTTCACAACAAGATTATCAACAAGCATTAGAGCAAATAGATGATTTATTTGGAGAGGAGGTTAGTTTGTAATGTCAACTTTAAATGATAATTTAACAGAAATACAGGATGCAAGAGACGACATGAAATTAGCACTCGAAGAAAAAGGACAAACCGTAACAAAAGACATTAGAACTTATGCAGAAGCTATAACTAATATATCTGGTGGAGGAGGAACAATATTAAATGTAGGAAATAGTTATGTAAGCGTAAGTGGAACAACATTAACATTTGAGCCGGAGCATATAGAACTTGAATATATTCAAAGTACAGGAACACAATATATTTTAACATCTTTGCTTATTTCAGGAGGTTATAAAATTGTTGCAGATATATTAATGACATCTGGGGTAACTGGTGAAAATTCGTTTTTTGGATGGAAAGATTATAGTGATAGTCCACAAGAAGGTATGGAATGTTATTTTAATAGTGGGAAACCTTCTGCGTGGATTAGAAGTACAAGTACGGTAACTCTTGGAAATGCAACTGCTTATTATAATCAATTAATTCATTATGAATTAGAAGAAACATCAAGTGGAACTACTCTTACTCTTAATAATTCAACAACGTATTCTTCGAGCGTTAAATTATCAAGAGCTTCAAATACACCAGCTATGATATTTGCATATAATTCAGAAGGAACAGCAGATTATTTATTTAAAGGAAAATTATATAGTTTAAAAATATATCAAAATAATGTATTGGTTGCTGATTATGTTCCTTGTCGTTTAAATAAATATAATATAGTATGTTTATATGATAAAGTAAATAATACATATTTGTTTAATCAAGGTTCTGGCTCATTTACAGCTGGACCAGTAGTAAGTTAAAGGAGGTAATAAATAATGTCAAGTATAAATAAAGTAAGAGTAAATAATGTAGATTATGATGTAATTGATTTTAACTTAATATATCCAATAGGCTCAGTTTATACATCAACTGCTAATACAAATCCATCAACGTTGTTTGGAGGAACTTGGCAAGAGATACAACAACAAACTTTAAATGTGCATATGTGGGAAAGAACAGCATAATAATGAGAAAAATGAAAAAATGCAAAGTAAAACATTAATTGGAAAAAATATTTGGAATAGATTATTTAATTAATATTTACAAAAATGAATAAATATTATATAATAATGATGTAAAAAATATTTTTACTATCCTATAAATAAGTCAAGGCTAGTTAGGAGTAATTAACCTAATGAAAGTGCACTCCATTGCATTGCCTTGATTTAATATAAAAATGGAGAGAAATGGAGGAAAAGGATATGTATTAT